CGTTGTGTGATTTCTCAATGGCAACGCCCTCACGGCAGTGCTGACTACCGTCTACGTCGTAATCGTAGACCCTCATCGCGTCACCGTGACCTTGCCTGTGGCCAACATGTGCCGAGCGGCGGGGGTGTATGTGTCTTCATTTTCGTCGGCCGCCCGGGCTTCAAACAGCAGTCTGGACAGCGTCGCCACATCACCCTCACTGACGGGCGGGTGCGCGGTGGCGTACTCAGCCATTGCGAGGTGCCGTAGCGCAATGCTGCGGTGATCCCCCGGAGACATCAGGTCAAGCGGACCCCAACCATCTACGTTGACCCATGCGGAGTGCTTCCGGTTCGGGTCCGTGGTCGAGGCTGTGATCTTGGGCAGTTTCTCTCGTTCGATCACGATTGCGTCAGCGGGCACAAGGCGCACATTGCACTCTTTCTCAACAGCCGCGATCAGTTCAGTGGTCGGGACGGTCGTCCCGGACCCGTAAACACGGACATACGTCCCGGTCGACCCTGAGGCATGAGGCTCGATAACGACTGTGACCCCGGTGGCGCTGACAATCTTGGTACTCATGCTGTCATCTCCTTGTGGTTGCTTGGTCAGTGACGGCTGTCAGCCACGGTCTGCCAGAATGTAAGGGATTGGACCTGGGAGAAGTCCCAGCAGCCCGCGGCTCCGTACAGCGTGTCAATGATGGTGTCGATATCGTACTCGCTGCTCGACGCGATGCCTGTGGCCTCGATCGCATCGACGACGTACTGGACAGCATCGCGCTGGGTGGCTGTGCCGCTCATGCGTGGTCACCGTCTTCCTGCATCAAGATCACGAAGTCATCGGCGGACTCCAACATTTGTCGCGCCGCTGCCAGGCCGTTGACCTCGCTCGTGCTCGTGCAGAACGCGATCACGTCGGACGGCTGCGCCACTCTCCCGTCATCCATCGCGTAGCGTGTAGCCGACACAACGCACGCACGGGCCACCTCAGCGTCTGTGATGCGCTCGGTTGTGGTCTCGGCTGTGGTCTCGGTCTCACTACGTGCACCGAGAATCCATCCTGCGGACAAAGCACTTGCCGTCAGTCCGACACACGCAGCGGTGACGACCATGATGGTCGCTACGCGGGTCTCGTGGGTCTTACGGGTAGTGCTCATGGTCTGTGCTCCCTTGGTGACTGTATGTATGGGTCTGAGTCTGAATCTGAGTCTGAGTCTGAGTGCATGTACGGACCCAGGTAAGAGGTGGTTTCTCAACCTCATGGTCCCCAATCTAGTCCTGCGCATGCGAGATGTCAAGGGCTGATGAGGGGTTCCGGTGGGGCAAAATCGCGAGTTTTTTGCTCTGCACAGGAGCAGATCGGGTGGATGAAGATCAAACTGTAGATCAAACCTGTATGCGGCATACGATGTTTTACACAGGTTTTGCATACAGTTTGGCCTCCAAACGGGTTTTTGGGGGAGAAGAGTCGGATTCTCGTCGATGTGACGGGTTTTGTTTGGGGGTGAAAAACGGGGGTATATATGGTGATTTGCTGGTGTGATTGGGACAAAAGGGATTTTTACTGATCTTGGAGTCTTCTATACTCTTATATATATCAATATATATAAGTATCCGAGTATGTAGTGTGAGGCACATCACGGGCGCAAAGCGTTTTTGCTCCGCCCTTCACCACAAGATCATTCCTGCCTGCTGCATCTGACCGAGCCATGGGCTTTCAGCGGGCATGTTTTTGATTGGTCTGCCAGAGCAGCGCCCGAAGACCGCCACTTTGCCGTCTGGCGGGTCCGGCAGTAGCCGGAGGACCTCCGCGTCGATCTGCTCCGGAGTCATGACGGGTCGAGCATCGTCTGAGCCGTCGCCGTCGCCGTAAGCGGCTGCCTGGGCTGTGATCGGTACTTTGTGCACGGGGAATCCGCCTTTCTGTTGCGGTTACTGTGACAGTGTGAGGCGCACATGCCCTTCTAAGCCATTCTCAGCCATTCTGAGGGACTTTTAGGGGTGGGTGGCTACTCTCGGTGGGTCGAGAGATTTTAGGCCCTCAGAATCAATATTCTGAGGTTGGGGTGAAGATCACTTGAACCAGTGGCGCAGAAACTGTGTGACGCGGCTTACGTGGCGATCATCACCCCGAATCGTGAACCTACTGCCAAGAAGCGACTTGTCTTCCTCCCAAGAAATGTCTTTTTGCGCTTTCAGGTAATCGCGCATTCTTTTGCTGTCTCTTGGTCCGAACTTTCCGTCAATGCGACGCTTTGCCATTGTCGTACGCCCTTTCTTTCGCTTCGTCTCGCGCATTCTTTGCGCTGTTGTCTTGTCTCGCTCGGTGCATTCTTTCGTGCATTCTTCGTCCTATTGTTCCGCCTTTCTTCGTGCGTTCTTCGCGTCATTGTTGGAGTGTCTTTACGGTATTCTTTACGCCGTAAAGACGATTACGATCGGTGCATTGTTTGCCGCTTCTCACCACAACCACATGTGAAGGTCCGTCCGACCCGAGCGCAACGGGAGCACGTCCCACCGCTCCGCCTTCAGCGCAGTACGCGCGTCGTACCTAGCCCTCCTTTTGGACCGCCGGACCTCGTCGGCGTGCACCGCACTCCGCGGGAAGTGCTTGTTCGCCTTGTACCAGTCCACGCCATCGATCACGAGACGCCGCTCAACAGTGAGGTTCGGAGTTGCGTTGGTTCGCGGCCCCATCACGATGTACTCCGGGCAGAACGCCACGTCGAACGGCTTGTGAGTAAAGGTACGAGACATCATGCTGCCTTTCTTTGTGCAAGCGGTGCAGCAGGCCGACATGTGTGGTCTACCCCGCTACGCGTATACGGTCTGCGCTTGGTTGTACGCTCGCAACGCCATGCGCGCACGCGATACGTGTACGTTGTGCCGCGGGCCGTTCATCGACGTGCATCGTTCCCCAGCTAGCGCGTGACAAGTAGGGCACGGAACGACGATACGCGGGATGGGTGGTGCTTTCTCGACCTGTGCGTATCGGTTGTGCGTTGCGCATTGTAGCGTAAAATTGATTCCGTGGTTACCGTACCTGACGGCGCGTGCGCTTTGGGTACTCATGATCGCTACCGTTAACTTACGGGGCGACGGATGGACATGTTCGCCAGCGGGTGGCAGCAGTACGACGGTGCAAGGATCGTTTGGTCGTCGATATGCTCGGGCATCGCTTCGAAGATGTCTACGAAGTGCGCGTAGGTCGTGACCGACCTGCACTCGAACTCTCGGTAGTTCTCCGGGCAAACGATGTCGCCGGGACGAACTCGGTCTGCTCTAACAGTCATCTTGCGGGTTCTGGACATGGCCCTAGTCCTCTTCGTCGTTGTTGTCGTTGTCGTCTTCGTCCAGCCAGACGAACGCCTCGCCGTACGCGTGTGCGGCACGGGTCAGCGCCTTTCCGGCATCTCCGTACCCGCGGTCCCAGAAACCCAAACCGTGATGGTTGCGGGTCAACGCGAAGTCGCACCCGTGTCTATCGAAATCGTCAGAGCACGCCAGGAGCATGTTGTGGTTGGCTCGCAGGAAATCGTCCGCGTCGGTCAGGTCAACCGGCGTATACATCCACCAGTGGCCCGGTCCCCGGTACTGGTACGATACGTCTTCGGATTCGCCCCCTGCGCCGTAGGCGTTGGCCCAAAGCATTGCATCGACGTACCCGCACCGGAACGCAGCATAATCCTGGTCTGAGACCCACTGACGTACGTCTTCCGTGGTGTTTGCCATCGTCTCACCTTTCGTCGAGTGTCGGTGTGAGAGAGAGGACACAACCCACGATCGCTCGTGGATCATGCTCAATCGCTCATCCCAAGTAATCGATGGCCTCACGGAACATGTTGAGAACCGCAGAGCGGCGCTGGGGCGCGTCCAAGTCACGGAGCCACGGCAGGTTGGGCGAGATAGTCGTCCACTCGGTCTCGTCGGGGTACCGAACCTGCAAGCCAACACAACCCGCGTAGTTCCGGCACGCCAGGGTGCGCCTCTCCGTGCCCGGGCCGAACGTGGCATTCCACACGTACCCTTCCGGGCATCCTTTCTCATCCACGCCTGCTGCCTTGTCGGCCCGGATCGGGCTGATCACCAGTGTGTCATGGGTGCTCATGGGTTACGCCTTTCGGTTGTTTGCTTTTGTGCAGCAGATCCCACACCGCCCATGGCGTACTGCACGGCACACGCTTTCCGAGCATCCTTGGCGGTTTCGTACTGCTGAAATTCTCCGACCGTCTCAGTACGACACGTGTCGTCAGTGTCGCTCCACCGCATCTCGCGAATGGTGTATCGACGTTCGTGGTATCCGCCCCTCAGTCGTTCCGATGAGATGAACCGCCACCGGCAGTCAGCGATCTTGGTCCAAGACGACGGCAGCACGCGAGAGTCGAAAAACCGCATCGTGTCGTTATTGAACCAATGGCTCCCGTGGCTTTGTGCAATGGATCGTGCCTTGTCGATATCCATGTCATGCTCCTCAGTGGTTGGGGTGAGCGGCATATGCTGCGATGTAGGCGATGTAGGCGTCGGCGTCGGCGTCGGCGTCGTAGGCGATGGCGGCGTTGTAGGCGTCGGCGTCGGCGTCGGCGTCGTAGGCGATGGCGGCGTTGTAGGCGTCGGCGTCGGCGTCGATTGCGGCGGCGTAGGCGGCGTCGGCGTCGGCGTCGATTGCGGCGGCGTAGGCGGCGTCGGCGTCGATTGCGGCGGCGTAGGCGGCGTCGGCGTTGTAGGCGTCGATTGCGGCGTTGTAGGCGTCGGTGTACGCGTTGTAGGCGATGTCGCAGGCGTCGCAGGCGGTGTCGCAAATGGTGCAGGTCATGTCATGCTCCTCAGTGGTTGGGGTGGGCCGCGATGGCGGCGTCGTAGGCGATGTACGCCGCCCAAGCGGCGTTCCAGGAGGTGTTCCAGGAGGCGATAGAGGTGACGACCCAGATGGCGAGTGCGTCATCAGAGGCCGTTTTGGCTGCCGAGCAAATGGTGCAGGTCATGTCATGCTCCTCGGTTGTTGTGGCGATAAGATAAGTCTGTCGTATGTGACGACATACGTCAAGGGCTGTGGGGTAGCATCTCATGATGTGAGATGTAGAGTGTATATGTCCTGATTGCACACGTGTGTGCTCGTGTGAGCCACGTACAGGCGCGTACAGGTGCGTACGCACCATGCCCAGGCGATCACCCACGGACAGGGTCACATGCCCTGAGAGTGGCTGAGACGGGCTGAGGGTAGCACACGGGCGAGCGTCAGTGGGTGCGTGGGCGAGCGCGGTCGTGGTGCTCGCACAGTCGGATACAGCCGGCTATGCGTATACCGTACGGGGTACGGCTATGCGTATACCCTACCCCGCAGGGTATGCCCAGCATGTGAGATAGTCTCAGTATGTGTCATGCGCTTGACATGGTGGGATGTGGGTGGTAGGGAGAGAGCAGGAAGGGATATATTAGGACGTAGGGGAAAGACCCGGATTTTTGGGGGTGAATGGGATATGTGGGGATGGGGTGGAAACGCATACGTAAAATCAAAAGTACGTAAAATCAAAAACACGTAAAATCAATCTTAGGCAATCGCGCAATCAAACCTATAACGTCCAAATCCCAAGTAAACTGGATGCAACAGAACAGGAGAAAGCCATGAAAAATAACGTTCCCCTCTTCGTAACTACACACAACGGTGTAAAAGTGGAGAGACCGGCGAACAAAGAAACATTTGGCCTGTCAGATGTGGACAACACTGCGGACAAAGATAAACCGGTGCCCACATCGGTGTCCGTCGCCTTGACCTCGTTGGGTACACGGGTAAGCGCAGTAAGCACGCAGATCAGTACTAGCACAGCAATGCTGGCAGAAGCCAAACTGAACGTCGCCGATTTGGACGCGAGCGTAGCGATGCTCATCGACGATTCGACCTCTGCTACTCGTCGCTCGGGAAACAACGCGTGGCCTAATAAGTCACGACCTTACCCACGACCTTACCCACGACCTTACCCACGACCTTGTCTGCTCCCTAGACCCTACTCGTGCCATTACACCTATTGCTGCCCGCGCACCGCGAGGATTCGCGGCAAACTCCGCCCCACCCGCCCCGCTCTTTGTGCAAGCACACCCAAACCCCGCGATCAGCGCATAAAGATGGTCAAGGCTAGAGACCGCGTCAGAGCAGGGCAGTTTGCGGGTGGGCATAGGGACGAATGCCCGGTACGCATACAAGCAGTGATACCCAAATATGATACGCTGTTCCGCGTGAACCTAGACATTCTGAACCAAACATCCGGCTACCGTAAGTTGTGCCTACGCTACACAAGGCTCGTGTTCCGTGTCGGGCCGAAGTACCCCAGCGCTAAGTCGGCGTGGAACCACGCTCAGTTCAAGCACCCTGGCGACACGAACCCACCGCGGGGCGTGCCCGTGTTCTTCTCCGGCATCTTTGGTCATGTGGCACCGTCTCTGGGCGGCGGCACCGTTCGGTCCACCGCATGGCCGTCGAGCAACCGGATCGGTAACGTGACCATCGGTGCTCTTTGTGCAAGATGGGGCCGCACGTATCTCGGGTGGACCGAAGACCTGAACGGGGTTCGCGTCTACTCCCCAACCACTACATGTAGTACGTTTACCCCAATTTTGACGCAGTCGATTACTACGGAGGACGACATGATTGACGCTATTGACGCACAGGCACGTACCAGTCTCGGCCGCACCCTTGCGCTTGCTGAATCCGACGTGAGGGTTCTGAGGGTGGCCCGCGGCCAGTCAACGCTGGTTAGCGAACTTGACGCGATCCGAGACTCTCCGGAAGCGCACCGCTTCGCGGTCACCAGGGAGTACGCTACAACGATCGGCCGGGGCGTGGAGTCTGACACTGTAGCCGATCAGCAGTGGGTCGCTAACGGCGGGGACATGATCCGGCTCCACAACGGTCTTCGCGGAGTCAATGCTGCCACTGAGCCCCTTTGTGTCGTCGCTGCGTACCAGGCGATTCTGCATCGTGACCCGACGACTACGAATATTAGGGATTGGGCCGCTGGGCGTACTGTTGGTCAGGTGTGGGACGGCATTGCCGCCGCCCATGCTGCGGGTTCCGACTGATTAATGCAGTTGACGCTTACGTACATCCAAATCGCGGCTGATACAATGGGCAGATAGCAACAAGGTGTTGACTTGTAACTCGTGAGGTTTGTGGTGCTGATTTCGGAACTGCCGGACTGGACTCAGTTGTCCATGTTCGCACTTTCCGTCGTGGTTAACGGGTTTTTTGTCATCAAATGGGTAAATGGCGGCTTTGTAAGCCGTAAAGAAGTTGATCAGGTTCAAAAGATGGCTGATACGTGGCAGCACGGGTGGGAAACAAGTCAGAACAACTTTGCTGTTCTGACAGGTTTGGTCAATGAACTTACCCCGATTGCGGACACTTTGAAGAAGTTCATCTCATCTCTCCCGCAACCCGGGGGCGAAAACGATGCGTCATAAGAGTAATACGGATGTCTCTGGACGGCAGACCGCCGCGAACAACGCAGTAAGGAAGTCATTATCTGACGCCGACGATCTGATTTGGTTGAGATTTAAGGTAACTGAAAGTGCCGACATGATTAAAAAATTGCGCAAGGAGAACAACTTCGCGCTGAGGATGCGTCTGGCATACCGAGGATGTGAATGATGAACTTGTTGCACGCATCTTCGGTGCTCGCAGGTGTCTCTTGGCTGGTGTTCCTGGTTTGGTACACCGTTCGGGCCAAGTGGTGGACGAACTGTGTCGGTCAGAACACCATGCTGGTATCATTTGTCGTTTTTCTGCTGATTCTCAACTCGTACCTTTTGTACACGTACGAATGGTTCACTGTGCATCCGGTGCCTAGCACCTTCGTGTACCTGCTAACGACGAGCGCAGCGATTCAACGCATATACTTGATGGAAAGAGCACAACGAGAATCATGACGAACAGTATCGTAGGAGAATAACTGTGAACATGTCAGAACCCACGCGTGCGTACCTTTACCGCACCGGAATAGCCCTTGGCGGAGTAGCCATGGTTTACGGATGGGCATCCGGGGAGGAAATTGCGGTTTGGCTCGGGTTAGCCAGTGCCGTCCTGAACATCATGCCTGCCGCGAACACGTCTACAGACTCACGAGCAGTACCACCTGCCGCGCGGTAGCGTATTGTCGTAACGCGGCGTAATAACCCCCGACGCAGCGCATCCCCGTAAGGGATGTGACGGTCGGGGTTTCTTTTTGTGATAACCTGACAATATGACTGAAGAGGTAGAAGCGCTGATCGACAAATGGCGCGACGTTCTTGCTTGTGCAGACGATAACGTGTCGAAGAACCTGGCCGCAGAGATACTGGTCGATCTTGAAGACCTACATAGGATGTTGGTTGGCTGATGGTGAGCAGAAGCCTTACATTGCTTGATGACGCTCTCCTGCGAGCCGCTGCGAACGGTAAGTCTGGCGAGGACATGGCTACCATCTACCCGGTCAGCGCCGCACAAGCCATCGTGCGAGTAAAAGATCTGTTGGTGTCTCATGACCCGTGGACATATATCGAGAGGAAGCAGTTGTTGTTGCACAGCGCGTACGGGTTGAAAGAGCAGTTAGAGGAAGTGCTGACGAACGACGATTTTAACGTTAAAAACGCGGAGGCATACCTCAAGGTGCTTCGGACAGTTGGCGACATCCTGGATAAGCAGGGAAGCATCAGCCAGAACGAGTTGGAGACCGTTACTCGCGTGCAGGCGCAAGCGCTTATCCGCTTGATCGAGGCTGGTTACGACCGTGCACGTGATCTGTTGGCGCAGGAGTATCCGGACATCGACTTGCAGTTGATCGACGAAGCATTTCACCTGGGTATGCGCGAGGCGTCGTCAGACGAAAATAATGACGATTAGCGTACTGACACATGTCTAGTTCATTCCTCCCTAGTGTTGTTGATGAGGCAATTGCGGACCTTCAACGGCGCTCTAAGTCGAACATCTACAAAACAGATCCGGTCGCGTGGGCGTCTGATGTTCTCGGTAAACGCCTGTGGAGCAAGCAGATGGAGATTGCTTACTCCGTGAGGGATAACGTCAGGACCGCAGTTCGATCTTGCAATAATGCCGGAAAGGCGCTGCGGACGAATACGCGCCTGCCTACACCCACAGGCTGGACCACGATGGGTGAAGTTCAGGTGGGAGATTACCTACTGGATGAGTCAGGCGTGCCCACAAAGGTTACGTACAAGTCTCCGGTGTTTCACAAGTCAACTTACCGCATAACCTTCAACGACGGGTCGTGGATTGACACGTGTGATGAGCATCAATGGAGCACCATTGACTTTGCGGCGGTGAGGCGTAATAGTTACGTGCCCGTTGAGGACTACCGAAACTTGTGGGGTATATCAAAGGTTCGAACCACCAAAGATATTTTCAACTCGGTAGCGACACATCACAAAACACCTAAGAAGAATCACTACATCCCGATCAGCCGATCACTAGACCTGCCCGAGGCCGATCTATCTGTAGATCCGTACATTTTAGGTGCATGGCTCGGAGACGGTAGTAGTCGTGACCCGAGTATGACTATCGGTTCGGGCAGTGCCTATGTCATTACCGAGTTTGCTGCGCGAGGCGTTACATTAGTAAATGGTAGAGATAAGCGCGGTATTACGTGGGCTTTTACAAGACAAGGATATCGAGAAGCATTTCGAAATTTAGATGTGCTAGACAATAAGCACATCCCTATGCCGTATCTACGTGCGTCTGTTGTGCAGCGTAAAGAACTACTGCGCGGGATCATGGACACTGACGGATTCCATATCCGTAACTCCACCTGCGGTATCGACTTGATGAATAGTCGCCTCGCACACGATACTGTTGAACTAGTTCGATCCCTCGGGCTTAAGGCGTCCATCACCCCTGCCCGGACATACCTTAACGGGCGTGATGTAGGTACGCGCTGTCGTATCGTGTTCAACAGTGATTTCAATCCCTTCACGGTAGGACAGCACAAGGCTGAGAAGTGGCATATCGCCAGTAATGCGCATGGTCGTAAGACTGTGCGGTTAATCTCTGATGTAAAGCAGATCGAGACCGCGCCGACGCAGTGTGTCGCGGTCGATAGCCCTCGCAGCCTTTACCTAGCAACAGATTGGTTTATTCCGACTCACAACACCAGTGCTGCGGGCGTTATAGGTGCGTGGTGGTTAGCAGTTCACGACCCATACGACACAGTAGTCATGTGCACCGCGCCCGGGTTTGCTCAGATCAAGACCAACTTATTCTTTGAGTTCCAGAAGAATTATCGACTCGCGCTCGACCGAGGTAACCCCTTACCAGGACGTATCGTTGTCTCTAATCAAGAGGCGTCGTGGAAGTATAACGGAATTGATATCGCGTTCGGTAGGCGACCGCCGGACAGAGACATCATCTCTTATTTCCAAGGTGTCCACCGCGCTAACCAGTTGATCATCATCGACGAGGCCGGGGGTCTGCCTCGGGACATGTTCACGGCTGCCGAGCGTGTCATCACCACAGGCAACGCCAAGATTCTCGCTATCGGCAACCCGGACCACCTGGGATCTGAATTTCATAAGATGTTCGGGCCGGAGTCTGACTGGTCACAGATTCACATATCCGGGTATGACACACCTAACTTTACCCGCGAGGCTTTTCCCGATGAATTGCGGGGGTTCATGCTCCAGCCTGCATGGGTCGAGCGTCAAAAACGTGTGTGGGGCGAGAAAGATCCTCGCTACCTCGTCTCCATTCTCGGCGAGTTTCCCGACGCTGACGACACGACGTTCTTTTCGCAGAATATCATCAACAAGGCTATTGATACCGAGTTCGATGACGACAGCGACTACACACCCGAAATGGGCGTTGACCTTGCGCGTTACGGGGAGGACCAGAGCGTTATTTACACGTACGCCAACGGTAGGCTGCGCAAGCACTCGTCCTGGGCCAAGACAGGCGCGATCGAGAGCGCTAACCGGGTTCATCAGACAGCGATCGACCTGGGCGCGCGGATTGTCAAGGTGGACGCGGGGGGTCTCGGCGGACCTATCATAGACCAACTGATCGCGATGTGCGGGCATTTCTATACCGTGGTTGGTATCAATGGCGGGGGCGCAACACCCGACCCGCGACGATGGCTCAACGCACGAGCGGCCAGTTTTGATCGGTTACGAGAAATGATGGCTCTGGGTGAGATTGATATAGATCCTGACGACGAGCAGTTGATTCAGGAGATGGTTGATCTTAACTACGAGTTCACTGACAAGGGGTCGATCAAGATCGAGTCCAAGAAAGACATGCGATCCCGCGGTGGTAAGTCTCCAGACTTCTTGGACGCAGCAGTATACGCGACGATGGACGTTTCTGAACTAGTTAGCGGCCCATTGGCTGGGTACAAGCCCGGAGACAAGTTTCGAACGTCGCCTGCTGACGTGATCGGCGCGGATAACATGCCTAAATACTTGTCGCTCATGCGCGAATGGTGAATCAATCGCATGTATATCGCATCGAATACGGTAGACTTACAGCCACAAAGACTTTGACAGGGGAAATAGATGGATAAGCCGATGCAAGACGGATTGACGATGCTTGCCAATGCGGTCACGTATCTTCAGACTTGTGTGCAGGAGTCGGAGATACGCGAGTCGGTGGACCTTAGATCGTTGCAACTGGAGGATATCGGTTGGGTATGCCTTGAGGGTCAAGAAGGGGACACGGGGCTTTCGTTAGACACCCTTCGTAACTTGTCGGAGAAACTTCGTGACCAGGCGGCGATGAACCCGCTGCACAAAAGAGGTGCGCAGTTGCGCCAGGTCTACGTGTTCGGTCGAGGTGTAGATTTTACGAACCTCACACCGAGCACGGAAAAGGTTGTTGTTAACCCATACAACAAAAGCGCTTTGTTTTCTGCACAAGCTTACGAGACAAACAACTTGGCACTGTTCACAGATGGCAATCTGTTCATCATTCGTGACGAAAAGACAAACGTATTGACTGTTGTGCCTATCAAGCAGATCGCGGGTGTTGTTACCGACCCTGATGATTCGAGCAGGATCAGGTACGTAAAGAGGTCT